TGCTGTAGCTGTATCTGTAAGGGTTTTCCCTACATCTTTTGCATCTGCGTCCGCCATAACGATAGGGTCAGGGTCGGCGTCAGGGTCAACTAGGTCAAAGTCAATGTTCCCATAGAACATTTTGTTAATGACGTCTGTTGCCGTAACTGAGTCTGTAAATGCAGCATCGAATGAAATAGCCACATCATCCGTAGCTGTAGCTACGTCAATACTGATTTGGTTAATTAAGAACGCACGGAAGTCAGACATCTGTACAGTCTGATTCTCCAACGTAGTAGTAGGTACAACAAACGCAGATGCCCGAATAACCGTGTTTGGCTGGGCTGTAGCCGTAACTCCGCCCGCAGCAGCAATACCAATAGAGACTGCCGAAACGGCAGCTACCAGTACAGTTGCTGCGACAGCAGAGGCACGGATGTTAGCCATTAGAAGTTCTCTCTGACTGTAAATCGTAGGGTGTCATACACAGTCTGTATTTCACCGTTAAAGTTAATCACAATCTCGCCTTCATACATGCCGGGGTCTACATCAAGTACGCCACCAGCAAAGTTAAATTGTATCTGTCCAGTCGTACCACCACTTAACTTTGAAGTAGCAATAGTGGACAACAGTGTAGTTGTACCAGCTTCACGAAACTTAATTGTGACAACCGTAGTGGACAACGATAAATCAATAGGCGTACCAGTTTGGTCGTCAGTCAACGTAACAACAATGACTGGCTTCTCATCACCTTCTACTAAACGAATGACATCAGCAGCCATATTGTCCTCACGCTAAAGGGCGCATCTGCACGGTCATCGAGGCACGGGCTGCACCTAGATTCGCTCTTGCTCTACGCTCGGTTATTTTTGAAAGATATTGCTTGGCATGATACGTAGCCAACTCGCGGTCACTCCAATTTTTGTTGGGCATGACTAGGAGGTGCTGCAACGCACCGTGCATGATGACGTTCTCTAGGTCATCAAAGATTGTTTTATCCATGCCTGTAGACGTGCGCAAAGGTTTTAGAACCGCAATCATATTGAGGTCATAGGCTACAGAGTCATCAGGTAGGGGGGCAAGAACAAAGCTGTCAGGGTCTAGTTGACAAATATACCTAGGGTCAGCCCTCTGGTCTGGGTCTAAGTCAGGCCAGTTGGGGTAATGTATATACAATTTTTCAAGCGTTAAAGGCATAAGAGGTGAGCCATTAACAGCGGCAGTTAGAAAAGCATGAACTTCTGTCTGCAACGGATTGTTATAGGGGTACTCAAACACCCCCGGTGTTAGACGAATTGAAGGCTGCTCATAGCGCCACGCAAGAGTTTTCTCACAACACTCAATTGCTGCATCCCGAATATATTGCTCTAAGATAGGCTGAGGACACCCCGGCACACTAGGTGCAAGGCGGTTAGCCAAAGAAAGAAATGTACGAGTACTCATGATGCGACCACCGATTCGTTAGGTAAGCCCGCTTCTTCTGTATCAGTTAGAGTTCTTGCCTGTGCACTTACACCCAATGCTTGGGTAAACGCCTGCTGGAACAACTGAGCACGGTTAGAGTTTACATGCTCATTATCAACCGACTCAGCTAGGAATACAGTACCATCAACTACAACAGGAAAGAAAGCATCAGGCAATAGCGCTACAGCCTGTGCTCCTGTGTAATTAGGAGGGGTCTGTGCATACTCCCCAATAAGAATAAGGTTTGCGGGGGCTTTAGGATAAATAAAGAACTTGTTAGGGTTGCGTACATGACGCATCCAGTTAACAGTAGTTGCCGCCGTGTCGTTCATCCAGTTAGGGAGGGTTTGGTCAAGAACAGTACGGTCAACCTCAGTGACACCTGCTCCGTCTTTAACTTGGAAAATCTCAATAATACGAATAGAGTCAGATGGCGGGGACTGAATAACAGTTCCAGCCGTACAAGGAATCTCTCCAATGTAGGCAAAGAGGTCGGGGCGTAGTACTGCCATACGCTTTAGCGCCTGATTAGCAAAGCCTAGCAACACCGCATCACTATATCGTTGCGGTGCACTAATGTCTTGTATAAGACGGCGAGCCTCTGTAACTACATCATTGAGTATCATTCGGGTAATCCCTTAGATGCATCTGCGTTGAGTTCATGGTTTTCGATAGGAGGTTCAACTGGAATTTCTTCTGTTGGAGTTTCCAACTTTAAACCGGTTTTACGACCAGTTTGTTTCTTTGGAATAAATTTCTCAGGAAATGCTTCTTCCTCAGTTACTTCCTCACAAAGAGGATTTTCCGCCAGAATAGGATTCCAGTCATAAATAAACCCATCGTTTTTGTTTTTTAGAAAACGTGCCATTTAATTCTCCTATCTATACTTACTGGTCTTAGCCGCTATTTTAGCTGGCTGTTTTACAAACTGTTGCCCTTTTGCTTTGCCTTCGCGTTTCGCTTTAGTTGTAGCAGCATACTCTGCGGGGGTCAACGCTTTAATAGCCGACTCAGGTAAATACCGCTCACCTGTCTTTGACGACGGCTTACCACTCTTGGTGCGCCACTTCTGTGCAGTCCAATCTTTAAGCGACTTTTGCGGGGCTTTCAATCTTTGTACCCCCCACCAGCAGCTTTGTATTTCTTTGCAACAAGCTGTGCTTTGCGTGCAGACCACTGACCTGCGGCTGTACCTTGCACTGCTGCGGCCTTAACCTGCGACACAATCCGCTTACGCAACTCAGGCTTTGTATAGTTACCTGCGGCGTTTACTTTGGATTTGGTTTTAGGTTTCGTAGCCATATCACCACTTTACCTTATCTGCCCAGTAAGCGGCTGACATTTTTCCCTTAGCGATGTTCTTCGCATGACGTGCCTCGAAACTTTTCTTACGTGCTTTCTCAGAAGCCGTCGTCGGATTTGCACCAGCACCCTTGACACCTTGCTGCCCGAAGCGAATTGTCTTCACCTCAGTACCGGACTTTGCCACAACCACATGACTTTTAGTCGGGTGGTTAGGAGTCTTTTTAGGCTGGTTATAGCCTGATACCCCAGCACGCTCAAGTCGGGAGTCTTTGGTAGCCATTACACACTCTGCACAAAGACAGTAGTCTTAGCATTGGTAGGTAACGTGACATGGACATCCGTCAAAAACAAAATGCCATCGTCAGGAAACTCCAACCCAATAGGTTGTGTACCACCACCAATGTTGAATTGGAATTTAATTGTTCCGGATGCGCCGCCGTCACGATAAATAACATCGCCAGCAGTACCGCCACCCACGCTTTGATGCCCGCGCATCTGATACCGTCCGGTGACAAGAGTCCCCGTTGTTTCTCTATGTACAGTTGTTACATTCGCCATCTTGTTCTCCTATGTAAGAAGGGGGGCCGAAGCCCCCCGCCTTTTAGTTGATGTCTGTCAACAATGCGAAGACACGAACAACAGCAGCGGCTGGTACAGCAGTACCAAGCGTGATGTCGATAGTATCAGCAGCAGCGTACACCTTACCACCACTCAGAGTGGGAGCAAATGCACCAGACGACAACACAGGAACACCACCAGAAGTACCAGTAGCGTTCGCTGAAGTAGCAGCCAAGTAACCAGCAGCGGCAGAGCCGTCACCGATAGAGATGGTGCTAGTTACGCCAGCGGCGGTAGTTACCACCATACCTACGTTAGACACAATAGTGCCAGCAGGGATAGGGATAATTTCCATCACATCAGAAGCAGCCAGTGCAGTAGCACCAGCAGCAGAACGTGCCGCAATGATTTTAGGAAAATCAAGAACCATTTCCACACGAACAGTCTTGTTCAAAGAGTCCGCAGGATAAGCAGCCGAGCCTTTATTAAAGCCCAGAGAGTCAGTATATGTAGCCATTTTAAATCTCCAAAAAAGTTAAGAATGGGAGGCCAAAGCCCCCCATAAATTACAGAGTAATAATGCCTTGAGCCAATGCTTCAGGTTTCACCACTTTGTAGCCATAAACTTGCAAGCCACGGATGACGTTACCAAAAGTAGACTCGGCGCGTAGAGACTCCATCTCGGTCATTTGAGAGGCAAAAGTAAAGCCCATCTTGTGACCAGCGATAAGACTGAACTTGCCAGAAGTTACAGACAAGTTGTGGCTCATGTAGACGGTGAATCGGTCAATCATACCGAGACGACCATTACGGAGCACAGACACGCTGTCACCAGTCAAAGAAGCATCCTTAAGGTCAGACTTCTTAATCATGCCAGCCATCTTGGCAGGGATGATAATGAAGCGGTCACTCTCAGGGCAGTTTGCTTCGTCAAGAACAGTGCCCATGTCTACGATGTATTCAAGGACGTTGGTCTTAGTAATAGCGATAGCCGAACCAGATGTACCCAAGTCAATGTTGCCAGAGATACGACCAGCAGATGCACCTTTGTTCGAGGCAGCAATGTCTGGAAGAATATCTGTCAATACACGTTGGTCAATCTTAATCTTCATACGCTCAGAAGCGTCCTTAGACCAAGTGTCCATCATGTTCACATCAGACTGAACCTTGTCCACGTCGTCTTCGATACAGGCAAAGTACTCACCCTTGTCGATGACCAACTGGATTTTTGGCTTATCAGGATTCTCAACGCTTAGGGTTTGGCCCTTAACGTAAGTCTTGATGCTGATTTCAGGAGTGGTACGGATGTTAACCGTATCACCCATGCGGCGAATCTCGCCCTCATAGTTAGTGTTAGAGATTGCTGCGAGCACGGTGGCATCGTAGAAATTCTCGATTAATTTACCAGACCAAATTTCTGGAATGAAGTTACCCGAATAATTCGGGCGTCCTGCGGCGACGGGAAATCCCATGATAAAACTCCTCTAATCAAGCGTTAACAGTTATACGATTTTCTCGCTGTGCAGCGAAAATATCGCGTTCAATGCGGTCACGCTCTGCTTCGCGCCCTTTGTACTTACCTTGACGAACATCGTTGAAGAAGTTTTTGATGTCATCAGGGCTGTAGGTCTTGGCGTTTGTTCCAGTCGGATTACCTGTATTGCGCCCTTTACCGGGGGCAACTTGGCGTTCCAACTCGGAAGCAGACACATTCCGGCGGGTGTTTTGAGCAACATTGGCTTGTCCAGTAATCTCAAGCCAAGACTTAAAGAAACTACCAACTCGGCGTACATCGAGGCTGCGCTGTGCATCCTCTAAGATAGTTTGGCGACTAATACCTGACATGGGGTCAAACTCAAGAAGCCAAGACTGAAACTCTGGGTCTTCGTTGATGTCTTTCCAATTGGGGACTTGTCCTGCCAAATCTGACCAGAATTGCTGTTCAGTAGTCATAGCCTGACGATGTGCGAGGTTTTGCACCTGTGGCACAACATTAGTCTGCAACTGCTGAAGCATCCGCTCAATTTGCACAAGTTTCTGAGCAACAGGGATTAACTCCTCACGGGATACTTTACGCATCACGTCAAGCGATTCTCCATATTCCTCAACATCTTTCTCAGTAACAAGTGGGTCAACTTGCGTTTGCGCCATGTTACGAGCAGAAGATTGTTGTGCTGAGATGGTTGCCAGCAACTGCTCCATTTGCTGCAAACGACCTGAAAGTTCTTTGTTCTGACTATGCAGACGTGGAACTTCGGCGTTATACATGCCTTGGAGGGTACGGTATTTCTGAGTTAGATTTTCTTCTGAGCCTTTTCCGTCATCACTTGCGTGCTCAACACTGGATGACTGAGTAGCACTGTTCGTGTCAGCGGCTGCGTCGGCGGTCGGAGTTCTGGTAGCTTCACTTGCAGTGGGTGGAGTTCCACCATCGGCTGGAGGGGTCGCCCCGTCGCCATTGGTTCCATCACCATTGAGTTGTGCGTACAGTTCTTGAACTGCCTCGGTCTGTTTACGAATTTGCTCTGGAAGTGCCATAGTAAAACGCTCCTATCGGTATGCGTGGATTAGACGGCGAGTCATATCAGTTAGGACTTTGCCGCTAGTTCAGGGGACTCTTTGGCGAGTTTGTAAATCTCGCCCAAAACTTGGCATCGCCCCTGCATCAATGCCGCGTTGTTTATCGCAGATGGTAGTTGCTCTAGCTCGTGCATACGCCATGCTTTCAACCACTCCAGAAGTTCTGGATGCTGACGCACAGCGACAGAAAGAGCCTTTATAACTGATGGGTCAGGACGTATCACGGCTGACCTCCACTACGATTCATGACTGTGTTTGCCTCCATGCCACCTTTGGGTGTGCCATCAGGCTGAAGTGCTGCACCTGCTGCTTGCTGCTGTTGGGCAGCGAGAGCTTGTGTTTGTTCAGCAGCCGCTGCTACGCGACCTTGATACGCAAGTTTATCCCGAGATGGAATGAGTTCATCCACAGACATTTGCAATCCTTTAGCCACTTCACGAAGAATCGCTGCACGGCCATCCTTACCAAGAATCGACATGTCGATTTCATTGGCGGTTGCGTTAAGGAATTCGATACGGCGCACGTTGACAGTCTCTTTGACAGCCAAGTTGATTGCGCCTTTGGCGATGACTTGTACAT